TTAAAATTCTCTTTTTCTGCCTACAAAGTAGATGCCAGCCCAAACAAGAGCTATCCAGCCAAGCATGATATAAAGATTATTGTAAACATTCAAAATCTTATCTGTATAATTATAGCTTTGTAAAAAGGCAAGATCGTAGCTTCCCATCATTCCAGTTATTGATTGGACAATTCTTGATGGTGCTAAGATTATTAATCTTGGATCCCATTTAAATTTATTTATAATTATATAAAGTACTGGTTGGAAGATCGACATGGCAACATAAGATATGGCGATGGCTGATGATCTGTGTCTTGTAAGTATTTGGAAGAACAAAACAAGTGACACATAAAACCATAGGCATGGAAGTAAATATGCAAAGCCTATTAAAAAGTTCTTCATCATATCAGCAAATGGCGTAGTGCTGATAGGTGCGATGATTGCGCCGACTCCTATAAGTATAGTGCACATGATGATCATGTAGACTAAGATATATAGGAAGGAAATAATTGCATTTGCTAGATAAATCTTAATCCTTGATTGACCAAGTGCTAGGTTGTTGTTGATGGCGCCTGATGCGTATGGTTCAAGCGCTGTTAAATTCACCATTAGAGGAATTAGTATGGATGCTAAGGATAATATTTGGCCTAAAGTGAAGAACATCATCGATAGGTCACGGTCCACTTCCCAGCCTGCAAAGCCCCTCCTTTTAAGCCCTGAAAAGATGTATAAAACAAGGGCGCACATCACAAATCCGAAGATGTATAGACCTACATTGTACTTTCTTTTACTAATTCTGAAAACTTCTGCTTTTATAAAATTAAACATCTCTTCTACCTCCTACTAAGCTTAAGAAATAAGATTCAAACTCTTCCTTAGCTTGATTTATCTCGATGATTTCAACGCCTGCATCTTGGAAGGCCTTGAATATTGCGCTGCTATTAACATTATCATAAATTGCAATAACATTATCAGCTAAAACCTTGTAATTGTGAAGCTTCATGTCCTCTTCCAAAACTATAGTAGCCTTGGCAGCGTCGTCAACCTTGATCTTTGTAGACGATTTAAGCTTTTCATCAAGCTCATCCTTAGTAATCTCTTGGATAAGTCTGCCATTGTCAATGAAGCCGTACTTAGTAGCAACCATGTTAAGCTCGCTTAGAATGTGGCTCGAGATCATGACAGTAGTCTTTCTCTCTTGATTAACAAGCTTGATAAGATCCCTGATCTCCTTGATACCGATAGGGTCAAGACCATTGATCGGTTCGTCTAGGATAAGAAAAACTGGATCATCGATAAGCGCGATACCGATGGCAAGCCTTTGCTGCATACCTAGTGAGAAGTTCTTCGCCTTCTTGTTCTTAGTATTCTCAAGGCCGATTAGCTCCAAAGTTTCATTAACCTTCTTCTTTCTGTCCTTGATATCTCTGTTGATCGCGATGTACTCAAGATTGTCCCTTGCACTAAGCGTTGGAATGAAGTAAGGCCTGTTGATTAAAGCGCCTGTCCTTCTCCTCGCTATGTTAATATTTGCGCCCGCATCGCCAAGAAGCTCGATTGAGCCACTTGTTTGGTAGCTAAGGCCAGTTATGATTTTTAGTAAAGTAGATTTACCAGCGCCGTTCTTGCCGACAAGACCATAGATCTCGCCTTCGTTTACACACATGTTGACATCCTTCAGTGCGTAGAAAGAGCCGTAAACCTTGCTTACAGAATTTACCTTTAAAATTTCTTTCATAGTTTTCACTCCTTTTTTATCTTTATGGGTCTATTATACAGTATAAATCTTAATTATTTCTTAAGAAAGTCTTAAAAATTTCTTAAGTTTTGAAAAATCGCCCACACCACTGTATATTACTCCATTGTAGAAATCGTCATAAAATTAAAAAATCATAAAAACACCCATAAAATCATCGAAAAACACCCTTACTAGTTACAAACTAGTTACAAACAAACACAAAATTTAATCATCACAAAAGCAAAAGGGGGGCTATTATAAAACCCCCTCTTTCTATTTTTTATTCATTTAATTTTTTTTGAGCCTTATGCAACTCTTCTACGGCACTTTTAATAAGTATCTTTGCTTCATTCGTTTTAAGTTTAGGAAATCTCTTGACAAGCTCATCATATACAAATTTGTATTTCTCATCTCCTCTGCCTTTTCCGATAAACATCTCTTCCGCCGCATTAACAAGTATGCCAGCAATCGTCTGTGTGATTAATATCTCGCTCTTGTTCTTACTTTTCTTAATATATGGTACAAGCACTCCAGTAATTATACTGCCCGCAAAAGCAATCACAGCTAGCGCTATATTCATGATCATTTCTTTATCCATCTAAATCTTCTCCCTTCATATCCTCTTCGCACTCTTCATCAGAGTGTTTTATTTCTTTTCCTTTTATAAAGGCCAGTCCCCAAAGTTCAGCCGTAGTAAAACTAAACCAGCTACCTACAAGCACATCAGAGACAAATAGCCCTCTGTAGTTGATGTATAGCACCGCCGCGCAGAAAATTACATTCATCGTAATGATCAGCGCGACGATCCATTTGCTAAACCTCATCTTACTACTATCTCTTTAGTATTTTGATTCCAGTCGACCTTGTAGCCAAGCTTCTCAAGCAGTTCCCTTGCTTGTACATAGTTATGTCCACCTATAAGCTTACCTTCAGCCTCAATCTTTTTGCCTTTAAAATCAAATTTAATTTTGTTCACAGTATCCCTTCCTTTCATCTCTTTTAAATCTTCTATTAACTTGTCCCATGGAAAATATTTACCAGGGCAGTTCGGTTTTTCCTTCGGCGCGACCTCGTAGTGACCTATTATATGCTCACGATCTATACTTATATCGTAGCCGTAAAGTCTCTTAACTGTATCAATGATGTAGCCATGCAGCCAAAGCGTCGCTTTGTATTGCGCATCAGTAAGTGCGCCTTCTCCCTCTTTGCAGCTAAATCCCTCATGTTCTATGGATATGGTAAATAGGTTTGCGTTTATTACTTTATCTTTAATTATATGGTTCGTGCTGCGTTTGTAATAGTATTTTTTTAACTTGCTACTTGACTGTGTACCATTGCACCACGCTGTATTTTGTATATCTACAAGCTGATAGATTTTACCTAGTCTAGTAACCACAAAGTGTGCAGATGCTTGCGACTTAGGATTGCAAAGCCAGCTTATGGATCCCATTGCGTAGCCCTCTGTGATGTGATTTACTATAATGATAGGCTTCTCGCCTTTACGTCCCTTAGTGTAGTTTTGACTATATTTTCTAATTATCTCCAAGTTTTTTCACCCCATCTCCACTTCTTATAGGCAGCGCCTCTACATCTGGTTTATACTTGTTTTTCACAATACCATTGCCGCCAACGAGTTCGTAGTTTCTACAGTTTTCTGCAAATATTTCATAGTCCTCATCACTTACATATTTTTGTCTCATAAACTTTGCGTGCTGATTCTTAATTTCTTGCTTCAAGTGAGTTCTGCTCCTGCGATTTGACAGCTCTATATAATCACTTAGTTTTGCGTCTAAGTTTGCGAGCTGTTCTTCATGCGCTTCAACGCGTTTGTTAATCTCTTCTTGCTTCTTTGCATTGTCGTGCATCCTGTCATTGTACTTTTTTAATTTAAAAAGCATGGTTGATACACCCCCTAGTGTTAGTACAATCGTGATTAGTTCTTGTACTGTTATTTTGTCTAAAATTGTCATATACTACCTTCTTTTTCTAGATTTTTTGTAATCAGCTTTAATTTGTGATCTTGCATTTCAATATATTCGCTTTTTTTTACGAGGCTTTTAATAAAGTTGTAGCTGCTTGCGTTATTCGCATGTCCGAGCCAAGAGTTTAGTATCTGCTCTATCTTTATAGATTTTACATTCTTATTCTTAACTAAGTTTGGTATAGCCTTAACCTTGCGCTTTATTTTCTTTTTACTTGCGTTTCTTAATAGTCTGTGCGTTGGATGTATTTTAAATCCTATCGCGTTGACTCCTTGGCCAAGTGGAAATATTTTACTTTTCTTACTATTTAATTCAAGATTAAGTTTGTCACTTATAAAAGTTTTGATCTGCTCTTTTGCCTTTCTTGCTTCCTCTTTATTTCTTACTATTATAATCATGTCATCCATGTACCTTACGTAAAATTTAAGGCGCAAGCTATGTTTTGCAAATTGGTCAACTTCATTTAGATAGATGTTCGAGGATAGTTGAGATAAAGTATTGCCGAGTGGCAGGCCTTTATCATCTATTTCAGATGCTGTATCGACCAATAGATCTAAGAGCCATAGTGTATCTTTGCACTTTATCTTTTTTCTAAAGAGTTTCTTTAATATATCTCTGTCTATAGTGTAGAAAAACTTTTTTATATCGAGTTTTACTATATAAGCCTCGTCTCCATACATCCACTTAGCTTTTCTCATAAACTTAGAAATTCTATCTACACATTTATGTGTGCCTTTGTTATCTATGCTGCCGTACGAGTCATAAATAAATGTTTTAAAGTATATTTGTTTTAGTATGTTATTTGTAGCGATTTGCACCACTTTATCTTTAAAACTAGGAGCATATATAAGTCTTTCTTTTGGTTCGAATACGTAAAAACTAGTGTAACCATCGTGTTTATAAGTTTTATTTTCTAGACTTTCTCTTAAAATTTTTAAATTGTATGTTTCGTCCTCGGCAAAAATTATTGCGTCTGGCGAATATTTATTTTTACCTAGTAGTACTTTTTTATATGCTAGATACAAATTATCTTCAGCTATTATCTTTTGGTATAGATTATTAAATTGTTTCGACAATTTTGATTTTCACTTCTTTCTTTAGAGTTACTAAACAAATTGACTTTGCTTATGTGTTTACACATGTCGTGAAGGAACCGCCCTCTCTTGAATCTATCAAGCCTTGTAGTAAAAACCTTAATCTTAACTATCTAATAAGCTTCATATAATCAGGACAGGGGCGCCAGCCGTAATTACTGTACGCATTGCCCGAGCTGTTGGCGTTCGCGTTAGACACGCAATTGTAGCCACGTATAGAGCGAAGAATATTTTGCAGGGCGGTCCCTAATTTTTATTTATTTAGTGTTGATTTGATATATCCAGAAAGCATCTTGCCTATTTCTGTAAGTTTTAAATCAATTTCTCTGTATTGCCCTATGCTTACATATTTTCTATCTCTAGCTAGCTTAATCATAAATTTTAATGCCTCTAAATCTGCTTCCGCTTCCTGCAAGTAGTATAATCTTTTTGATTTGACATAGTTTGCTTGTGAAATCACCCCATGCAAATTAAAAAGTTTTGATCTGATGTCGCTGCATAAGACATATTTTTCTGCTTTTGGGAAATTAATAAGCTTAGGATATATTTCAAGTGTAAATGTTTCCACTCTTTTTAACAGTTGTAATTCATTTTTCATTTTTGCCTACCTATTTTTAATCGGCTACTCGCGCTCTCGCGCGTATCCGCCGATGGTTAGAGTTTAGCCGACAATCTTAAGACAGGGGCGCCAGCCGTAATTACTGTACGCATTGCCCGAGCTGGCGGCGTTCGCGTAAGACACGCAATTGTAGCCACGTATAGAGCGACAGTTCTCAGCATATGTTGTTTCTTGGCACCATGTATATAAGTTGTTTGTGAGTAAATCTGCATCTGTATAGCCTATACCCCAGTTATCTGTTGGCGACTTGACATTATTTGAATATGCCCAGCTACTTGGCGCTTTTGTGTGTATTGGTAACATTAAAGCGTTCCACATTGATTGATAATTTGAAGTTCCATCATAGGGTTTATAAAAAGTCTTAGGATTTGGCTGTACGTCTTTGCCTATACCTCTTGGTATCATTACTTCATAGCTTTTGCCTTTAATTGTGACTTTTCTATTTCCGTAGACAGCGTTTGCAGCATTAATTTGATCCCATGAAATTGTGTGTCTATAAGGTTTTTTAGCCATCAAATAAACGTCGCCCTCGTATGCAAATTTAAGCCATGGCTCATTGCTATATTGACTAGTACCAGCTGTAATTCCGAGCATATTTGCTAGAGCATCTCCACTTATAAAATCATTTGATGCCACTTCTCCGAACCAACCAGCATCCATTGTGCCTTTGAGTAACTTTCTTTCACCTGGTGCTCCTATTTTGTCATCATATATATTTTTAGCTTTTAGATCTGTAAATCCATGAGCAATTAGTAAGTCATTTACATTCATTTTTTAGCTCCTTTCTAATTCTTTCTTATAGATAAAGTCATTGCTATCATAGAATAGCTTCCACGTTTTAGTGCTTTTAATTTGCTGATCTTGATATTCACTTAATTTTATCTTACTATATTTTGGTGCCTCTCCTATAAGCTCAGATTTATAAGCAAGTTCGCCATCAATTTTTCTATAATCAACAGCTTTATATATTTCATTGTCAAGGTTTAGACCAATTATAGATAATTCTTCTACTATGGAGCTATTTTCATTCCAGCGCTTCTTTTCTTCATCTGTTACAGTCCTGTGCGTGCTGTCACTACTAAGCTCTGATAAACTAGTTTTAATATCTGATTTATTAGCCTTGCTATTCCAAGTGTTTTTTTCAGTATCTGTTACTGTTCTGTGACTTGCGTCGTCTATCATTTCACTAAGCTTAGTCTTTATTTCTGTCTTGTCGGCTTTTAATGATAGCTTGTCGCTAATATGCTCATTCACGCTTCTCTCGAAACCTTCCATTTCTGATTCTAAATGGTCTATATAGTTATCAAATTCTACAATTTTATCTCTATATCCTTCAGTAAAATCAAGTGTACTAAGCCCTTTGCCTTTTATTTTGTCAACTTTGCTATTTAGTTTGTTGTTTAGGTCAATTGTCTTAGCGTATGGGCTTAGATCTATATTGCTTATGCTATTATCAACATAACTTGTCTTTGCATATCCTGTCAAATCCACCTCAGTACTGCCTATAAGTTCAAAAGCGCCATCTATCCATAAATATTCTAAATAAACGTTATTTGCCTTACCTTTTGCGTCCTTAACAAGATATATCACATCATCTTGTCCAGTACTTGGCAAAGTATCGACTACATCTTTCTTAAGCGTTTTAATCTTAGCCAGCGCTTCCTGCAGTTTTGGTTCTGTAATATATTTATTTAAATCGCCACTTACGATTATGTCTTTTAAACTTTGTTCAGCTGTCGCTGATTGACTAAGTAAATCTTGCAAAGTAGTTATACTTGTGTTTGCCTTTGTATCAGTATCTTTTAGCTTATTATCAGTAGTGTTGCCCTTAGTAGTTGATTCATCAAGCTTAGTCTTTGTTGTGTTCGCTCTATCAATGCTACCATCAAGATTTGTCTTCGCTGTATTTGCTTTACCGATACTCGCATCAAGATTTGTCTTGCTCTTATCAGCGTTTGTAATAGATGTTGCAAGGTTTTTATCAGCTGTATTTATCTTTGAGACTACATCTTGCCCAGTCTTAATCGATTGACCGAGCTTAGTATTTGTATCTATGCCTTGAGCTGTCTTTTCTTGCAAGGTGCTTTGTGTGTTTTTAGCTGTCGATATATTAGCTTGTAAGTTAGCGTTTGTCTTATTGCCTTGAGCAATGTTTGCTTTTAAGTCGTTATTCAATGTGTCAGCGCCTGTTCTAGTCGCTTCAAGTTTTGTGTATGTTTCGCTTGCACTTGCAGTAGATGTCTTAAGGTTTGCGTCCACTCCTTGAGCTGCACTCGTATTTGATACAAGCTCTTGATTGACTTTGCGTCCCTCATTGATGTGAGTGCTTAAGTTTGTATCAAGATTCTTACTTTCTTCAAAAGTCTTTTCGTAAGCCTTGATTAAGTCTAGCGCTTCTTGTATTTTGCTAAAGTCTACAAGTACGTTATTGCCTACTGTTGCGCCATTTTGTATTGATTCTTCTACGTGTAAATCAAATATCTGTGAGCCCACTTGTAAGCCTTGAGCATCATATAGTACAAACTGAGCCTTGTTTAATCCACTCTTTGTAAACTGCTCATTTACAGGCTTTACAATAAATTTATTACCGCTTATACTTGCTTCAACCTTAGTGACTTTCTTGTCATTTCCTACATAAAATTCAAGCTTATGTCCAGTAATATCAATAGCGTTGTCAAGCTCGTCTCTTACTTCAATTTCAAAAACTCTACCTGTATCTCCTTGAGTAGAAAATAATACTCCATTGAAGCTGTCATCAAATTTTAATTTCAACTTATGCTCAATCATATGCTAAGCTCCTCCACTTCGTCTGCTGGTTTGCCTACAAGCTTAACAAGTGCATCTTGCAAGTCTTTTTCTTTTTTCTTTAGCTCTTCAAATTCTTCCTTAATTCTCTTTGAGTTCCTTATTAAATCTTCTTTCCTATAGCCAATTCTTTCTATCTCTCTTTTTAGCTCAGCCTCAGATAAGGTATATATACTCGTTTCAGTTATTTCAACCTTATCATCAAGCTTTTTAATTTCCATAGTGTTTTCCATTTTAATAACCTCCATATCCAAGTAACGCTTGTATAAATATGCTTGCACTCACACGTCCTAGATCACTGTTGCTAATAGCTATCGTGTTCCAGCTTCCTATGCTTAAGTAATTTGCAATGTTTAAATCGTTTTGCGCTCTAGAAAAACTGTAAGAACCTGTCAAGCTACTAGTGATGTCTCTGCCATTGACCGAAATAGTATAGTTTGCGCTACCTCTCTTTGTGATAATGCCAAAAACAGGGTCATGCGTGTGTGCAGGTATTTCAAATCCATGCCTATGATTAGGTATATCAACTTTGTGGCTATGATCTCTAATTTCAATCGTGTGTTCATGTTTTCTAGTGTGCCAAAAAGGTTCAGTTTTACCAATGGTCTTACCTTCAAATCCCCAAACTGCAAGCGTTGTTTGTCCGCCGTCCACTTTTTCAAGCCCGTGCGTTGTATCATATACTCCACCACCACTACTAGTTGACGCATAATCACCACCACCGCTATCAGATGTAGAGTATTCACGCTTTGAGTATTCATTTCCTCTTTGATAAGCTCTAAAGTCGTCAATGTATATGTTTAAGCTTGCCTTATATATCCTCTTGGTTTCACGTGGTATATAGATGTGTAATTCCAAAGGATAGCCTCGGTCAACATTGTCAGTTTGAGAGTCTTGCCAAGATTGCAATATGCCCTCATCGTCTAAGACAATTATGTTGCCACTCTTGTCACTAAGCTTTAAACCATAGCGACCAGATGCCCAGTTGCCAAGCTGTACTCTTTCTCTTTGGTAATTATCTAAGACCTGCAAGCCTTTAGCCTGTGTAATCTTTACGTTATTATACATAACATCTTGCTTAACTACCTTGCCATCAAGTGTAGTTATCTTGCCGTCTACAAGCTTCAAATCATTTCTAACTTTGCCAGTTTCATCAACTATCTTGCCGTCAAGTATTTTAAACTGCTTGCCTAAGTCGCTGTCAAAAAAGTTGTTATTGACATTGATCTGTGCTGCATTTATCTTTGCATACTTACCAAGCGTACCAACCACTTCATCAGCGACTACACCGTCAGCAGTTAGAGCCGTTCTCCAATCCCAAGAGCCATCAGGCTTTTTGCTATTTGCTATCAAAATCTTACCAGCGCCCATATATACTACCTTTGTTGGCTCTTTGTCTATAGGCTTGTCAAAAGAGTAGTATCCAGCAGGTAAATTATATTTGTTGCCAATCTTTAAATCGTAATTGTATGCCGCATCATTAAAATAAGTTTCTGTGATCTCATCTCTCAAATCATCAAGATATTCATTAAAGACGCGAGTTTGAGTTTTTCTTTTTGCGTCCTCGGCCTTTATCCTTTCAGATGCGCTGCTTACTATTTTGTCCCCAAACTCAAAGTCCGTAACTTCATCTTTTAAGTAGTCTTTTTTAATCTTAAAGACCCTCGTTAGATAATTTATGCCGATGTCTTTGCGTCTAATTCCTACAATTTCTCCTAGTTCAACATCTTTTGCTATGCCCTTAGCCTTAAATTGTACTTTAGGCCTTGCATTTTCTTTTGTGTATTTATAAGTTGCCTCATACAGCTCATTTGCATCTTCTATGTCGCTAAACTCAACAACACCAAGCTTTGGGCTTCCATCAGGGTAACCATAAGCCTTAGTCGCTTCTATTAGCTCAGCATAATCTTTTCCTTCGTGATTAAACTTTAGCTTTTCTTTGTTTTCATTTTTAATCTTTTTGCCATTTGCGTCAGTAAGTTCTAAAGTCTTGCCTATGCCAATAAAGCCAGTATATAGATCATCAGTATTAGATTCAGCCGTAACACTAATAAGCTTATCTCCATAAACAAAGCTTCGTCCGTAGTTTCTACTTATCTCATCATAAAGATCGATCCTTTTGTTATAGATCCTGCCATCTTTAAAACTAATATTGAGCTTAAACTCGCAGTCCCATTTTTCTATGATCTCATAAAAGGCAGCTAGTGCAGATTTATTTTCAATCTCAAGACTTGCTATGCCCCTTGTAGAATTATTCCCCACATGCCAGCCACTATCCTTTAAAATCTTTTCAACAGCTAAAGCTGCACTCTCGTGCTCAACCTTGTTCTTGCGTATCACGCGTCCCTTTAAGTCATCAAAAAACATGTGTATGCCATCAAAAGTCAGCTTTCCATCCTCTTTACTTACACTTCTTATCCTGTAGATGCAAAAGTTTTTATTATCTTTTACACCAAAATACTTTGCTTCTTCAGCCTCTTTACTATATGCAAAACTTAAAGTTGAAGTAATCGTTCCTCCCAGTTCAAAGGCTGCCGTATTCTCCAGGATAATGGAGGGGGGTATATTTTTTATTAAGTTTAAATTTATATCAAATAAATATGCTCCTATCATAAAGCACGCTCCCTATACCTTATATTAAGCTTGCCAGCACTTGCTCTTATCTCATCTTCACTATAGATAGTAAACTCGTGATAATCGCTCTCAACAAAGTCTAAGTAGTGCAGGATATTCCTTCCATTAAGACTTATCATCTCACTAGTAATCTTAAGCTCATCGCCTTTGCTAATAGCACCATTAAGAATTATCTTCTGGCCATTACTAATATTTGTGATCACAAGCTTCTTACACTCTTCGCAAGATATATTCATCTCTTCAAGCTTTATAGGATACTTCTTGTATTTTAGACTTGGTATTTTACCGCTAGACTCCCTTATGCTCGAGTAGATAAATGGATCAGATGTGTGTATGATAAAAGACCCTACCCCAATGTTACTATCATAAGGTGGGTCTTCAATACTTGCTACTTGGCCATAGCGAAAGCCTTCCTCATCTCTGAATGAGAACTCGACTTCACCATCCGTCTGAATGAGCTCCGTAAGCCTTTTTATAAGCTTTAAAAATTCAGAGTTTCTCTTCGCCTGAACTAAAAAATATACCTTTATGTCCCTAGCAGGGTAAGCCTTGCTAATAAAATAGTCGCCATTTTTACCTGGTATATTTACAGACTCCAAACTAGGAGAGAAGAGCTGCCTTCCCTCCACATTTATCGTCATATAGCCTTTAAGGTATTTATCTAAATTTACATTGTTAAATGTTATTGCACAGTTGCTATACATATATACCTCCTAGTATGCAAGCTCAAGATCTATAGTCTTGTCTTGCTCATTTGATATAGACTCGACAAAAGCTTTAAAGCTCTTGCCGCCTATAGACAAATTTATGGCCATAGGCTTTGAAGAGCTAATCTCATCACTAGAAAAGTCATAAGCATCAAGAACACTCGATGCGAAAGTAATCTTCTTTGTAAAGTCATTTCCCATAGCGTCTTCAACGCTTCTCATAGCTCTTTCTACTGGAGATATATTATCTTCTACACCCTTAGCTAAGCCTAGCATAGTATTCTCTCCTATGCCAGCAAAGACTGTTGATGGTGAATGTATTCCTAGGAAGCCTTTAATTCCACCTACTATACCGTCAACAACACCTTTGACCTTTTTAGTAACCCAATCAGCAGCAGATTTGATTCCCTTCCATAAGCCTTCAAGTATATTCTTACCAATGTTAAACATCCCATCAACTAGACCAGTGAAAAAGCCTGTTATACTATCTATGATGCCTTTTATGAAAGTACATAGGCCATTCCAAACTTCTTCAGTCTTAGTTTTTACAGTATTCCACGCATCAGCTATCGCCTTGCCGATATTTTCAAATGTCGTCTTAATCTTATTCCAAACATTTTCAATTACCTTTTTAATCTCGCCCCAGTGTGTTATTACCAAAGCTACCAATGCACCAACAGCGACTCCTATAGCTATAAATGGATGTGCCATAATTAAACTAAACAGTCCACTTACAGCAGTTTTGACAGTGCCTAGTATGCCTGTAAACTTAGTAAATACACTTCCTACGCTCGTAACTATGCTTGATATAGCAAGAGATGTTTTTAAGCCTACAAAGCCGCCTATTAAAGCAGTAATTACAGGTGTTAAAATGTTGAACTTGTCATTTAGGTCTGTAAACCATTTAATAAGCTCACTAAGTGTAGTGCTTATGCCGCTTAAAGCATCACCCAATAATTGTATCCCAGTTTGTACAAATGGACTGCTTGCAATATCAGATATAGCTTGGACTATACTTGCTATAATATCGCCTATAGCTGTTAAAACTGTTTGAACGATGCCGCTTTGAAATATCGTCTCTATTGCTTGCCATGCAGTGCTTATAGTCGTCTGCATATTCTCAAAGGCAAGCTTTATACTGTCACCAAGTCCAGGTGCTAAATTATTTAAGCTTTCACAAACGATATTAAATACACTCTCAGCCATAGTCTTTGCCATCGGTAATAAATTCCCAAATACAAATGTTTTAACAGATTCGAGTAGATTGTTAAGACTTTGATCTATGTTTTGACCCAAGGCAATGTTGCCCAATAGGTCGGTAAAAGCCGACTTCATCATGTTAAACGAACCAGTAAATGTCGTAGCCGCTTCTTCGGCTGTAGTTCCAGTTATATTTAGTTCGCCTTGTATAACGTGTATCGCTTCGTATACATCTGATAAATTCGATATATCATAATGCACACCACTAACTTTTTCAGCTTCAGCTAAAAGCCTTTGCATTTCTTCTTTTGTTCCTGCAAAACCAAGTTTAAGGTTATCCAGCATCGTATAATTACCACGAGCGAAGCCTTGGTACGCATTTTGTATACTCTCAAGCGACGAACCCATTTTGTTGGCGTTGTCGCCCATATCAATCATCGCCATATTGGCAATATCTGCAGCTTTTTTAGTGTCGCCACCTACAGAAGATATGAGTCCAGCGCTAAATGATGTAACATTTTCCATATAGCTATTGGCACTCATACCTACAGTTTTAAAGGCCTCAGATGCATTCTTCTTTACAATTTCAGCAGCCTTTGAAGTTTTTGTGTCAAATAAAGTCTCTATACCGCCAAGTGACTGTTCAAGGTTTGCTCCTTCTGCAAATGCTGTGCCAATAATCTTTCCTATACCTAGTGCAGATACACCCTTAACTATTGTGCTTTTTAATGAGCTCATCATGCTAGTGCCACCAGCTATACCAGCAGAGCCAGCCTCATCACTTACTATCTTTCTAAGCTCACCAGATATGCCCTTTGCCGATGGAATTATCTGCACATACGCTTTACCTAATTCACTTGCCATTTATTATTTCCTTTCTCTTTCTCATAAAGTCCTCACTCGTGTAAAAGACTTGATTCTTATCCTCAGTTTTATTGATCATATCTAATATCATCTTTGGACGATTGCGATTGTGTTTAGCGTCCTTAGTTTGAGCGTAAAGTAATAAACTTAATCTATCGTGTATGCCAGCTAAAAGTAAAGTATCGTTCTTTATTTTTGACTTACTCATTTTAAGCTTAATTCTTGCCTCGTCTCTTAAGCCACACGCTAAAGTAGCTAAATTTAAAAGGCCTATACTTTCCCATTCGTATAGGCCGTAATATTCAGCTAGATCACAATAAAGCGCATCTTCATCAAGTCTTATCATGTAAGTGAGGACTAAGATTTTTTTAGCTTTACATTCTTGAATATCTCTGCAACTTCAAGCTGAAGTTTGTCAACTGGCACTGTTCCATCTTTTTCTCTTAAGTGATTCATAAGCTTAAGCTTGCCCTCATCTCCAAGAAGTAGTGTAATAACTTTAGATATTAAAAGAGGATTTGCTTCGGTTTCGTACAGTGCGTCTAGGAGTTCAAAATTGTTTAACTTGCTATAGCTTATTGAGTACTTAAAGCCGCTCTCTGTAGTCCCGTCAATACCCTTAATCTTCTTTTTTACTTCAGCCATTATTTTTCACCGCCAAAGATGTATTCGTAGTGTTGATTGCCATCTTTATCAGCTAGTGCTTCGATAGTTATTTCATATCCTACAGCATCATCATCAGTGTATTCAATATCGCCTACATCTGTGATAACAGCTTTAGGTATAACTATTCTCTTTAAAATGTCATTCTTTAGTATCATCTCTACAACATAGCTACGAGCTTCAGCTGGATCCGCATTTACTTTTAGTTTGATTCCAGTTTTAAGGTCTCCTTCTACGTTGTTCTTGCCATATACAGTCTTTAGTACGTCTACATTAGTTGTCTCTATAAGTTTAAAAGTGAAAGTATCAGGCTTTCCTTTAGATATTACTAGGACTGTATCTCCGCCCCAGGCAGGTATTTTGTCAGATTCTGGACTGTTGGAGTTTGACAATCCATCTTCAGAGATATATCCTAAAGATACTAAACTTGTGTCTAGATCGCTCTTAGCGTCGTTTGGTAGTGTAGCAGTAGTTTCTCCAACATATATTGCTCCACCAAACTTAGGCTTTGCCCAGCTTACATTGTTTGCATTACTCAAATTAAATCACTCCTTTTAATAATATAGATCAAATACCGCTTGGTATCTGTATCTTTTTGTCTGTGTATCTGTAAAGTTGTAGTCGCTATCGAGCTTTACCGAGCCTATATCTTCACTCTCAATAATTTTAAGCATAGCGCCCACTACTTTTTCATTTAGTATGGCCGCTTCTTCCATAGATTCAGCATAAGACTGCACGGCAAAGCTTGCTCGATTGATTCTATCGACCCTTGCTGAACCAAGTTTTTCTATCACTACATAGCTTTCTTCTTTTTCTTTCTGCTCTTCCATATACACATGCACTTTTAATTTTTTAATTAAATAATTTAAAATAATCTTTTCAATCATCTTTATTGTCCCTTTAGTGCTTTTAAAAGCGTATTGCTCTTAAGGTTATGGTAGTAAGCCTTGTAACCATCTGCTCTTATATTTGCGTGCAGCCTCTTCTTACCAGCTCCAACTTTTAACTCATAGTTATAAGCTTCGCCTTTAGCGTCTGTCTTATCGCATCTATTTAAAGCAGCGTTCCCGTACTCTTCAAGTATCTCTTTCATTTCTTCGCAGAGTAAAAGCTCGCTTACTCCTTTTTTGTTGAGTACAAATTTTACCTTACTCATAGCGCTCCACCATGACTTTCTTGTGCCACCTAAGTGGTACCATCTCTTCTATGCCCTCTGTGACATTTCCAAAAGTTCTATATTTTTTACCAAATATAATCACTTCTCTGTCTTCCCACTCGTGCGTATCACCTTTTGGTATGCCTAGGGTATATACAGCTTTTTTTCCATATAGATCAAGATTGTTTGTGACGGCTTCGGTGTCAGTAGGAGATACTAAGACATCTTCAACTTCAATCTCCCTATCCTCATATATAGGACTGTTAAAGCCATCAACTCCGACCTTTACCTTGTCAATCAAAGTGATCTTTATGCCCTTAATCTTTCCCATAAAAGTCAATCACCCCGTACTTTTGCGTCCTTAATCCTAATCTCTTAAGCTCATCTTTTTTAATAAAAAGACCGCCACCAGGTACTAAGTAAGTACCGCTAAATGAATAGCCAAGAGCAGACTCAGCAGACTGTATCATAGGCTCTTGATCTGTTGATGTCATTAAATTTCTTGCGACTATATCACAGACTATAGACTTGTATAGATCTAAATAATCTTTATCCTTTACAAGCTCATCGATGTTCTTATTTACTCTTTTCGCTTCAACCTTTAAATTAGCTTCAACCTTATCAATCAGAGCCCTTGCCCTTTCCATTTCGTCTTGTTTAAGGGGTCTCCACAAAGTCATAAGTTCATCTATGCTTAAGTAAGCCATACTACTCACCCTTTTTATTATTTCTTTTCTTAGGCTTTTCTTCCTTAACTTCTTCAGCTTTTTCAGCTTCTTTTACTTCTGCAGTTTCTGCTGCTTTTTCAGCTGCTTTTTCAGCTACTTCTTCAGCTTCCTTTGCGTCTGCTTCTTCAACTGTTTCCATTTTTTCAACTGTTGCTACTTCTTCAGCTTCCTTTGCGTCTGCTTCACTTATTAGCTCCCAGTCATCTCCAGATAATAAACAAGGGCTATCAATCGTAGCCCCTGTTCTTTTGTTAACATATATCATATTGACCACCTATTCAGCTTTGATAGTTGCAAAGCTCTTAGCGTCAAATATGCCCCAGCCAAGGTAAGCTTCTGCTCTTAAGTAGACTTGATTATAATTTTTCAAGTCTTGTTTCTTTCCATCTGGATCACCATATTCAATTATTTCTAGTGGTATTTCTTTTGCGTATCCCCATTTAAACATATTTTCAAAGTCACCTACTATTGATTTAAGCTTGTTATTAGTGCCAACTGTTGTGTTGACATCTGCAGTTAAGCCGTTTATCTCTCCAGGGTTAGCGCCCCAAGCAAGCTCTGGATATACTCTAGCTCCATTTGCTTTAAGTTTCGCAAGAGCTGATGCAAAGCTTGTATCTAACGCCATACCTGTAACTATGCCTTCCGAGCCTTGTACTAAAGCTATAGCTGCTTCAGCATTTTCATCTGGCTTAGTCTCGTCAAATAAAACATTTTGTGTAACCTTTTTTATAAAGCAATTATCGCCTATGATAGTTGATGCAGTCTTGCTTCTAGGATTGATTCCATGTATAGCCATAAGGTCTAAACCTCTTGCTAATTTTTTCGCGAAGCCGTCATTGAAACTTCTTAACATATCAAGTTGTGTTTCTTCAGCTGCATACATAAATTCGTCTGAGACTCTTGCTCCATACTCTACTTTGATTGGCATTACTTTGATTGGCTCAATAGTAACCCCGCCTTCTCCTTTTTGTCCATTTTCAGCTACTATGTCTATATCTGAATCCATAGTAAATGTGAATAACTTTTCACCTAGAAACGGTATAGGTGTTTGGTGTGATAACACCGCTAGTGATGATCTACCTTGTACTTTGTTGATAAGGTCAGATACTAATTCTTCGCTAAATAAAGCTCCTTTTGATAATACTGGCATGATTATTCTCCTTTCAAACCATCTAATAATTTTTTGTACGCGTCATCCTTCTTTGGAGTAGTTTCAATATTCCTCAAGGGTGGCGCTTCTTTCTTAAAGTAAGCTTGCAAGCTTTTTGCATCCTCGGCCATAGACTCTTCATCATCGCCTTGTATTCTGTCGGCTAGGTCGTAAGGTATCTTATACTCCATGGCAACCTTTCTTTTCATCTCAGCCTTTTCATATGCTTGAAGCTTCTTTTGTAAAGTTTCAATCTCTGCTGAGCTTTCCTTAGCCTTACTTAGCTCTGCTCTCAAAGAGTCGTAGTCTTTGTACTTTTCTTGCACTTCCTTACTTAACTTATCTCGTTCTCTTTTAAGTCTGTCCTTGATGACTTCATCAAGTTCTTCTTGCGTTGTTATAGCTTTAAATTCTTCAGCCATTCTTATTCGCTCCTTTCCGTTTTGCCCTCGTCAGGTATTTATATTAAAAAAAGACAAGTAAAAACTTGCCTTTGCTTAATAACTAATATATAATCTTTTGTTTCTTAGGCTTTACATAATTCTTGCAAGCCCAATGTGCTAGCAGCGCACTATCCATTAAGGATATGTCCATCTCTTCAAATTGTGCTCTATATCCAAAGCCGCCTTGGCTTCCTATGTTTCTCTTCTCACAATTTGTAGCAACTTGCGATAGAGAGGCTTGATCCATATGTGAGATGGTCTTTTCATATATAGCCTGCTCCCATAAAGAGTTAGCGTTTATAATTTCTTTTACAGTCGGTAGGCAAATATTCTTAATCTTAGCTGCTCTTAATTCTTCTTGTAGTATACTCTGTCTGCTTGCGCCATCTATAACTATAAGCTCAGGCTTAGACTGCTTCATAAAATCTATAAGCCAGTCATCACCATTTTTGACCGATTGACAGTCGATAGACTCTATAAAGACGTCATCTTCCACAGTTTTAACAGCTATGCTGAGAGCTGCGTTTCTACCATCTTGGCCAAACTTAACTCCACAAAACAAGCTTCCCTTAAGTTCAGGAAGCTTATCTACCTTACAAGCGAGCCAATCGACTTCACTTATAGCTGATTTTTGATTGTACTTGATCCATAGGCCTAGCCTTTGTATGTTAAAGTCTACTATGTCATTACCTATCTCATCTTCTACACTTCTTTCAGTAAATATAGTACCTAAAGATGGATTTGTCTTGTACCATAATTTTTTATCGTGTGGATCAGATTGCTCTTCAACTCCCCACTCACACCAAGCGCCGTTCTTACTAGCGCCTTCTATGACATCATTCTTGAAATCAACAAAGACTGTGCCAGCGCTTACTACTGTTGGCGGAGTACCACACATCAGAGTCTGAGGATTTTGTGAGTCAGTAACAACATACTTAAGAGCCGACTCTTGATCAGCAGTGTACTCTTGAGCCTCATCAATGATAAGTAGGTCGAAGCCTTCGCCGAGACCCCCTGTAGTGGTTCTTGTTCTAAACTCCACCCTGCCGCCCGTCTCTGGTATCTCAACCCTTTCTCTTCCAGTTGCTCTTAGCGATTCATACGTGATACCTATCTTGTCAAGCACCCTGCATAGCTTTTCCCACGATGCGTGCGACGTTGTCGTTCTGTGCGCCGTGTGGTTTATTTGCTCGCCTTCCATAATGCCATATAGCTCACGCATAAGTAGTATCTCACTCTTACCATTACGTCTAGGCAAAGAGTAACCAAACTTGGTATGCACCCATAAATGATTCTTATTGTACGCTAAGATGTGCTTTAGAATCGTTTCTTGCCATTTTTGAGCCTTATTGCCAGATTTTTCGTATAGATCTATCGCTTTTTTGTAGTCGCTCTTAGTGTATCTCTTAAGCTTAGAAAGAGTTGGTGTCTGACTTCCTATCTTTTTTCTAGCCAAGGCTAAGCTCCTAAAAGAGCTTGTATAATAATTTCCTCAGCAACTTTTTTGATAATATCAAAACTTACAGATTTGAATTTATTAAAAATCTTCTTCTTAGTCTCAGCCCATACATTATCATTAACTATTGCGTCCAATAAGTCATTACCTTGCCAAGTCAAGCTTTTTATATAAGCATCAATATATACACCATTCATAGCCTTATTTATGTTTGCATTTATAAGACCAGCTTCCTTCATAATCTCAACATTATAAATAACCTTTTGTAAATCGTTTGCGTCGTTTATAAAACTTTGGCAGTTTAAGTCGCCCATAGATTTGGAAGCTTCAATAAGTATAGATCTTACAAGTTCCATATCTCTTTTCACTCTATCACTCCCTTAATATTCATCCTTTAAATCAGCAATAATCACTAGGATATAAACTATAATTCCAGCTAAAAGCAGTGGCGCCCATATAGGAGCAAGTACCCACAGCCATGGCCATGTAATATTGCCAGTAAGCTTAAGCGTTATAAATACAATAGCAAGTAGCGTCATAAATCCTGCACCCCTTGATTTCCTTTCATTTTTCTTCGTCGTTACCTCCTAAATTTTGCAATAAAAAATCGTGCGTTATAAAACACACGATTGATTCCTCTATATTTACACATTTTCTTTATATTTTCACACGATTAAGTCTCGATTATTCACGATTAAACAAGCGGCACTATAGCCTTAACATTTTTAATAAAGCATTATATGCTTGTTCTATTTCTTTTCTAAAGTTTGTACCTTCTAGTCCAGGTTCTGTTTGCTCACAAATATCAATTATATCATCATTTAAAAAAATAGCTACTTCATGATTTTCTTTTTCGATGTCCCAGAAGTTGTCGTGAATATAATCCTCTATATTTGTTGAAAAATCATGTTCTTTAACTAGTTTGTTTTTTAAGCCATTGTTTATTATGCTTAATAGCTCATTTATTTTATCCATTGATCTCAATCCAATCCTTTCTTGGTAAATCTCTTTCTAGTATAGAAACAAAGTCTCCTGTCTCCATGTCTCTAACTAGATATATATTTTTTGAACAATAAATCAATCTTCCACTACCCTGAGTATATTTCGGTTTTGATTTTGCTATATTTATTAAGTCTTCTTCGGTCAAGCCAGCCTTATTTATTGCCCTATCCAAACCTCTAGCTATAGCGTGGCTAGAAAATTCAACCTTCTTTTTGTGAGCATCTCTATAGAGTTTTATCGCCTTAGCTTTAAACTCAGGACTCCAGTTTTTTTCTTCAATCTCTTTTATTGTTTGCTTGTTGATGTTTCTCTTTGCTTTATCTAATTTATCAACTTTTTTATATAATTCTCTTCGCCTTTTCTTTTTATGCTTTTCTTCGTTCCAATCATTATTGATTCTCTTTATGCCTTTTTTTGTTATATGCTCAAGCTTGCATCTGCAAAACCTATGCCTCTTCCACACATTAGGGTTTGCTTCAGTATCCTCTGGATACTTATAAGTCCCTACGAGATTAGCGCAGTATGGACAGCAATTACCAGCTTCCATTCTAATTATTCTTGACTCAAGGCCTGCATTACTATTAAACTCTGCATTTACTTTTATCGTGTCATCTACTATGGATTGACTGCTATTAATAATTGGCTCATCTAAAAGCCACTTAGTATCTTCAAAGTCTTTTTCAGCTATCTTCTTGCAAAGATTATCTGCTCTTTCTTCATTAAAATTTGCTCTTTGACTTTTTATATTTATACCCGCTTTTTTGTTTAAACTATCTTGAACATCTTTAGTATATCCCGATACAATCTCGTAGTTCCTTTCAATGTTTGGCTTTATAACACCTTTAGCAAACTCTTCACTCATCTTGCCATTTTCAAATAATTCTTCATTGATTTTTTCTGTAAACGTCTGTGCAAGTAGCCTTCCTGACTCTATGGAAATTTCATTAGTATCAATGTAAGTGGCAATCTTTTTACTCAGCTTCTTTACCTTTTCTTTTACAACTTTGCTGTTTACAAGCTTATCATCAAAAGTATCAGCTATCTCTTTTTTAAGCTTTTCTATTAAGTCTCTCTCGTCCATCTAAAACACCTTTACTACTTCCCATTTGACTTTAGCATTTTTATACTTTTTTACTAAGTCTAAATTAGATTCAAGTACATTTGCCAAGTTCATCATATCCCTTTGCCTGTTCCTAATGATTACATTGGTTTTTGCTTGCCTAAGTCCAGTATCGATCAAGACAAATCTCTTATTGTATCCTCTAAAAGCTTTTGCTTCTTCCTCTGTCGGGTAACAAGTTATGTGGCAAACCTCATCATTTGTTTTTAATAATCTTTGCGTAAGTCTTATCTGATCAGATTTTTTTGAATACATTGGCATGTAGTCTAAATCAGTAAAAGGCTTAAAATGCTTTTGAGCATATGTTGTTTTGCCTGCTCCGATTAAACCACATAAGAATATAACAGTTTTCATTACGCATCAAGTCCAGTAAAGTCAGATAAATTATCCTTGTTAAAGTAATCAGGCACAGCTTGATTTATCTTTATGGCCGCATCACCCACACCAGAAAGTGCTGCCATGTCAGGCTCGAATACAGGGTACCACTTAGCCTTAGTTAAATAAAACTGATTACGCACATAATTATAGTCATCAGCTAAACACCTGGCAACGTAGCCGACATTTAGAAAGCCACTGCCAAAACATCTTTGAGCCTTACGAGCTGTTACTCTTAAAGTCTCATGGCTTGCCTTAATCGCTTCAGCACTTGACGGATTGTCAGTCACGAAGCCTAAGTCATCAAGAGTAAGACCAGTCTCACCTGCAAAGCTCGATGCTATAGTCTTTAGCTGCTCTGTAAATGGCGACATCGATGTAGATGTAAACTGTCCAAGCTTTGGCGCGTCTCCGTCTTCGTCCTTTGTGAATTGCAGCATACTTGATATGGTCGCCTTCCACTTGTCCATAGGCTCAGCCGTTTGAGACAAGCCTACAATGTATTTCTGTGGAAAACTATAAAACTCAGCAGTTATATCTGCACGCTCTAAAGTTCTCTTTGCGTGTCCTTGATAATACATACATGCCCTTGTTATTCTAGACCTACCGAAAGGTCTCACAGCATCAGGCCTGTGTATGATAGGCACAAGTAGCGGCACGTCAGCAGGATTGCTTCTACTGTCAACAAGATCATTGCCATTATAAAAATCAGTCCTATCGCGTAAAAAGTGTGCTTCCAAAGTCGGCTTGCCCTTGTCATCACGATCAAGCACAGCATAACCCTCTTTTAAAAGTCCAGTAATCGGATCTAGTATGCCAGTAGCGTTGCTTGCCTCAATTACCTGTAATCTTGGATAACCCTCATCACCCATAGAGATATACACAAAGGCACAAGACGCAATCAAAGCAGATAATATTGCTGAGTCGAAAAATATATCAGGGTTGTTTAAATTAAAGATCTCGTTCAGTTCAAAATTATCTTCAGCGAACTCTTTAAAGACAAGCCTATCTGCAAGAGCGTCAACCGCCTTAGTGCACCAACCTAAGCACGAGCGATACCTCTGCCTTATGTCTGGAGGTATGACTAGCCCTAAGTCCCTTTCTTGGTACTTACTGTCGTAGTAAGTGTACCTGGTATCAACCCTTCTTTTGTGATAATTAAGTTTGCCTCTTAAGTAATCTAAACCTTGTTCCATAAAAACCTCCTAGATCAAGCTTATTTTATGTAAAAACATTAACTGTCCATAAGAAAATCAAAATTGACTCATTTTTTACACTTTGGTACATAATTTTGTAAAAAACAGCACATTTTGAAGACATTTTTTCATAATTTTTCTAAATTTTCAAAATTTTGATGCAATTTTCTTTAAAAAACTCATCCATTATACTTTGATAAAATATATATATAAATTAGACATCTATCGCCCACCCTCTCCCCTCGTTCCTGCACGCGAAAAAATGTACAATAACGAGCTGAAGGTATTTAGCCGATATGGGTGGGGTGGTATGCCCCCTCTAATGTCTAATCTTTTGCCTTGTAGTTCTTCCAATCACAACTTTGTGGCAAATTCCTGTTCGTTGGTATCTTCTTCTCTTGCATCACAAAGAGCTTGTCTGACTTTTGTCTGTTGCAACACCAATGAGCAAGCTGCAGATTCTCCAGTGCGCTCGGGTGTCCCCCTTTGGCGATTGGAATGATGTGATCCACACACCCAGCCATCGGGTCAGGGTACTTCAGACTCTTATCAACAGGTCTGCCACATATCCCACATACAGACTCCATCTTTAATATCTTCTTCTTGTTTATCTCATACTGAGCCCTGTGTGGCCCAGCCTTGTCAGCCCTTAGCTCCTTCGCCATATACATAGCCTCCCCTAAAATAATATAGCACCCCCCCTACAAAATATAGCCTCGGCTATTAAAAGCCATCGCCATGTAAAGCCACCCGTGGTTTATATAAACCATAAGCTAATAAAGCAAAGAGCCCTCGTACCAACTACGAGAGCTCCGCTAAATTAATTCAAGGAGGTGATAATGAATCGTTATCCATCTATGCACACTATCATTATATCACGACCCCAACTATCATTTACTATCATTCGCTCTCATTTAGATAAATTATTCAGTTTTACTTAGTTTCTTAAGAGCCTCCCCGTGGATCCTTAAGACATGACTCTCCGAATAGTGCATCTCCATGGCAATAGTATGCCACACCTTTCCTTGCAAATACCTCTTGCTCATCACCTCATAGTACACACCCTCAAGAGACTCAATAGGCTCCTTAGCCTTATCCTTTAGCCTAGTCAGCTCATCAATCTCATCTTTGACCCTACTTTTCATATCACAAATCTTAGCAATCGAGCCATCAAAACTAGATGGGCTAGAGCCTCTTATACTAGATTGATAGTCTACACTTCTTGCATAACGTAAATCATGCTCAAGCCTAGCGATCTCACCACGTAGACAGTTAATCTTCTTGTCCAGGTCAATAATTCTTCTTAAATCCTTCTTAGTCATTTATCTTCCTCGTAGCCCACTCGCTTCTAAACATAGCAGAGCAGCCAGAACACTTGCGACCCCTTGAGCCATAACCTCTAACCTGCGCTCTCGTCTTTGTTCCACAAAATGGGCAAGTTATGATATAGTAGTTGTTTGCGTCCTTGCTAGGATGATACTCCATCTCCTTAATCCTCTTTGCAGATAATAACTCTCCCTCTTTTTTCATAATGTCTAATAAATACGACTTACCATTTCTGTACATATAACATCACTCCTTTAGCCTCCTGAGCTTTAAGTACACACTCCATCCAGTGAACTCATTGTAAATAGCCTTAAAGCCATAGTCCTTGTCTAAAATCGCATATCCAGGATAAAGCCTTTTAATCAACTCAAAGCTAGTACCCTCAGTCGCAATAGTGTTTAAAGCCCTTCTCGAGTACCTGTGATCATTATTCCTTATCCACGGCCTTGCTAGATTTTGAGAGCAAGACCACCTTCTCTTCTGCTTTGGGTTTCCCGATAGATACGAACACAGTCTTTGAATCCCGCTGTTATAATCAGCGCGTATCCTGTCGCAATTTACAAAACCAATAGAGCGCTTGCCCTTACCCTTGCCCATAGTCTTTCTCCATAAGCCTTCAATCGCATCACGATCTAAGCCGTCATTCATAAGGACGTGGTGATGCACACGAACAGGACTCTCATCATCATCACACCTAGAAGAAGTAACTACGATGTACTTTAAATCATCAAGACCCTCCTTCTTCCTTCTTCTCGCCACACGTCTTAAATAGTTCCTTAGCTCCCTCTCAGCTCCCTCAAGAGAGTCAGGCAGAAACTCATCACTATAAGTCAAAGTCACGGAGTAACTGTTCTTAGAAAAGTTCGCTTCACAGATCCATAGAAACCTTCTTCTAGCATTCTTATCATTGAGATTTTTCTGCGCGTTAAGAGATACCCTCTCCTTCTTCGCACGTTTGCCCTTCTTAGATATTTGATTTTTACTTAAAGAAAATAAATCCACCTCCATGTAATCACTTCCACAGTGAATTTTTTTCTCCCTAATAAACGTCCTCATACTACACCTACAAATTGGTTACAAAAATAATACCTAGTACAAGCTCATCAAAGGCTTGCACATTAAGCCAATAAATGGTATAATATATATAAGAAGAGACATTATACCATTAGACAACCTAAGGGGGGCTTATAAAAAAGCACCCCTTTTTCTTTTTCTATAAATCATCAAAAACACCCATAGCGCCCTCAAGTCTCATCAAGTGCCTTAAGAGATTATTAATCTTGCCTTGCGCCTGATCATACTTTCTACTATATATAAAGGAAGAAAGTTCACCCATCAAATCCTTACACTTGTTATACATAGTAATCACCCTATCATTGTCAATAGTGCAGTCAGCGTCAATACCCTTTGCGTCCACCTCATCAAGCCACTTAAGAGGACAGACCACAACAGAATTAGTATTGCTGTCAAGCACCTCAGCGTATGGATCAACCAGACCCTCACCCATACGAAAGACCAAAGCACTAATCTTTTTATACATAATGCCGTCCCTCATCACAGGCGCACCACTTATAAGCAGTTCCTTCGCCCTTTCATTACTAATCGCCAAATATGCCACCCTCTTTATTCACTATCTTTCTAAGTGCTATTTCTTCAGTATCCCTTTGGATAAAATGATATACTTTCTCAATAGCCTTCTCTAGATCTATATAATAATGCATAGCACACTCAATGATAGCTTTTATAGCTGTACCAAGAGCCTCTTCACTATATCCATCATCAAGAATCAAGCTCGTAGCCTTAATAAAGTTCCTGATAAGTGTATCTTCTCTACAGCTATCAATACTTGCCTTTATCAGTGGGTCTTGTACTCTCTTTATTTGATTATTATATATTTCTAATATGTTTATATTCTTTTCTAAATAGCCATCAATATAATTTCCAGCAATTAAACTTGCGTAAGTATATGCTAATCCTGCCTTCATTGCGCTTTCATCACCTTGACACATAGCAAGAATTACAGCAGCCATAGCACCACATGTTTCAAGTTTTTGCCTCTTAAGCTCCATCTTTTCATAAAGCTGCCTGTTTATAGTTATTATCCTTAGCCTTATGCTAAGCTCCTCAATATTCATTATCCCTTACCTCCTTATTGTTTAGATCGTGGCGCTTTCGCCTCTCCATTTCAGCCTTGCATATATAAAGACTTGCGATGCCGCGTAACTGCTTTTCTAATTCATCAGCTTCCTTAGCTCTTTTAGCTTCCTTGTAGACTTCAAATGCTTTTAAACTTGACATAGTCAAACAAAATACAAGTATCATTATCGCCAGTAAAAGTATAAACTCCAAAATTCCCTGCTTGCTAAAATAAGATAAAAGCGCTGCAATACATATAAATACAGCTAATACAATTAAGTTAGGCTTGTTTTTTATAAACAGAAAATATAAATAATTATCCTTCTTCATTTTCCCCTCCTCGTTTATCTTAATAGCCCATCATCGCCCATAAAAGGATATATCCCATGAAAAACAAAGCAGTTATAGAAAGCGCGCCCAATAATATCCCAGCTATATCTTTCACTTTTCTAGCCAACCTCCAAAACGGCGCATTATGATTTATCTTTCTCATTACAAACACCTATTTCTCTGTACTTTTCAAGCTCAGCCTTGTACGTAGATAGCATATCTTTAGTAAATTCAAACTTTTCCTCAATGTCCTTAATATATTCACACATAACCCTTACAGTAACATCATTCATACTAAGCTTCTCACCAAGCTCATCCTCAAGCATTCTTATCCTTTCCTTAAGCTCAGATACATCCATATTTTCAAGCTCATAAGAGCTTAGCTTTTCCTTATAAATCCCCTTACTCATATTCAACCCCCGTAAGCTCAGTAATCTCCCTTATAACATTTCTAAGCCTTTTTATAACCTCATCATTTCTGCCCTTCCTGTTACTAAGACGGCACCTGTTAATCTCTTCCTTAATAATATTTATGCAATCAGTAACCCCACAAGTATATTCCATATAAAACCCTCCTAATCATTAAACCTAGCCTCAATACCAGCTTGAGACTTAACACTTATAAAAGGTATCTCACCCTTCTTAAACCTCTCCCACAAAATCGGATGCACATACACAACCCTCTTCTTACCAGACGAAGCATTCGCACATACCCCAAAAGGAAATAGCCCTTGCTCCAGAAAAGCCCTCACAGTCGGCTGAGCTAGACCAGTAAACTCACTAATCTCATCAATGCTAACTTTCCTTAAACCAGCCTTGTAATCAATATTATTTTCCATTATTCCACCATCCTTATTTATAAATAATTAGCCTTGCGTCCCTTTTACTGATTAAAGTTCCTGATTTTCAATCCCCTCAATCTCAACAGCTTCAACACAGCTAGTATTTACCAATATCTTTCTGTCCTCATCATCAAATACTATAGTTATGGGTCTACTCTCATCAAGAGCCTTGAATATATTCCTAAGTTCATTCTCATCTTTAACCTCATGATCTATAGTTGTGCCACTAAAATAATAAGTAACCTTATGCTTTTTATTCATTGTAAATTCCCCCTTCAATAATCTCACTTACATCAATCCCCTTGATAAACCTCTCAAGGTGCCTTAGCTGATCAGCCATAGGCACACAGTAACCAAGAACCTTTAAAAGCTTCCTTCCATAGTCCATAGCCTTCACTTTGGATACCTCATGCCAATCACTTCTTCTAGATCTAATCATTATCATCTTTTTTAAACACTTCGTAATTTTGATGAGTAAAAACACTTATATCAAGAGTGCATTTACAGTCAAACAATTCTTCAATTTCAGAAAACATCCTTATAAACTTCTTAATATTCTCTTCATTGTCAACAGATAACTTGCAATTAATCTCCATCATCATTCCCCCTTTAATAATTTGCTCTCTTATCTCCCCTTAGTGATATAATAATCACAAGGAGGTGAATAATTTGATTTTCTACCATGTCGATAGAACAGATACTCTCAAAAATCTAAAAACCATCGAGCTAATACATCCACACGTACTACCAGCAGAGTTAAACGAAACACTTCTCGAACTCTTCCCAGGCGGCCTATCCTTCCATGGCGACCAGTATGCCATAGAATCATTCAAAGACTTCCATAAAGAAACATCTACCGAACAAATCTTCGAACTATATAGGCGAATGTACTTCCCAGATAAGCCGTCACGCTTTCAAAGCTTCTTTGCTTTTACATCATTAGAAGACGCTATAAACTTTGCGCTAAAATATCCTTTCTTCAAAATCTATGAAGTAAGCATAGATCATGAAAACTATCACATAGGCGATATGAATCTCGTTAAGGGCGAGACGATCATACAGTGCCACAAGCTTGCTTTAGATTATTGGTCTGGACGTCTTAGCAATGAGCCGTTAAAAGAAGCGCTACTCATCCCACCTATTCATATAGATCGTCTTCTAATTCTTTCATAGCATCTTCTTGGTATAAGTAGTGCCTATACCTAGCACCAGGCACAGTGTAGTGGTATACCTCAGGATTGAAACCTATAGAGCTTAAGATTAAAGTTAAGTCATTAGTCTTGAGCTCCTTTTCTTTTACTAATTTTCTAAACGCGTCCCTTCTAGACTTGCTTTGAGTAATGTAGCGTATCCTTCCAAAGTGAATCTTGCTTATGTCCTCATCTTGAATATGAGACTTAACAGGCCTATGAGGAATCCACTTTAGTTGTTCTAGAGGAATCCACTTAAGGTATCCTATTTGTCCTTCAAACTTTTCTTGTCCTTTGTTTTCTTCATTCATAAATAATTTCCTCCTTTTAATCATTTCGTTCTATTTTATAATCGACTTTATAATCGACCCCTGTGACTTCCACAATCTTTTTCTCAATACTTCTTAGTATACTCATGATCTCATCATTGCAGCCATCAACGTTTCTATCGTGGTATCTTCCAATTTCCTCGCCAATTGCGTATAAAGAGTCAAGAACACCATTAGTGTATGCTATGCTAAGTTTTTTATTCATATTCAACCCCCGTGATATTAACAATCTCTTCTATGGCCTTTTGTAATCTGTATATGATATCATCATATCTACCATCACTATTGTTAAGTCTGTATTTGATAATTTCGTCTCTAACAATATTCATACAATCTATAGCTCCACTTGCGTATTGCGCGTCGTAAGTATTACATTGCTCAAATTCTTCTAATTCGCCACAAAACTTTCCTGCATGTGTTATCATCATCTCTGACGGACTCACTATTCCAAAGATTTTAAGTATTTTTCGAAATATTGCGTCAAAATTAATCTTCATCATTCTCATTTTTCACCTCTCTTCTCACGATAATTTTGAAACAAAAACTATTAGCCAAGCTTGTAATAACACGAAACTTAGCGCTAATACAGTCATTATATAAATGTAGATCATATACTGTAGCCACTCGTTATCGCTTATAATCTCATAGATCATTACAAAAGCCTCAGCAATCGTTTTTAAGATTTTTTTAATCATTTCGTTCCACATAATTTATCGTCTGCCTTATCACCTCACACGTGCAAGCCTCAATACTGTCCGTGTGTATGTTGATAAATAAAACCTCCCTGCATGCATCCTTAAACCTAACAATAATTTGCTTTCTAGGTTCAAAATAATCAATACTTGCAATATCGTAGCCCGTCACGTAATAGATAAGAGTTCTGAAATAAATTAACTTTTTCCTTCTTTCAGCCTCCTCAATAAGGCTTAAAGCCTTCACATGCTCCTCATCACTCCAATCAGCAACTGCTTCATTCATAAATAATCACACTCCTTTGTTTGATTTTCGTACATTTATTTGGCATGTTTTAAGATATGTTTATTTTCCGTACATTTTGAAGCAAAAAAAATTTCCATAACCTCGCAAGGGGTTAGTTGATACCTTTCAATTATTGTTTCGATTTCGCTTCTTAGAAACTCTGTTTTGCCGACAGTTTTATTGCACAATGTTTGTACACTAACTCCCAATGCTTTTGCTAAATCATCATAAGTATCGCCAAAGTCCACCATTTTTTTTGTAAGACTTAATGTTTGCATTTCGAACACCACCTTTCTTTGTTTTGTATAAATTGTTTATTATACGAACATTATATGATATATTTTTTGCTTTGTCAATAGTTTTTTATAAAATTTTTTTTATTTTTATAAAATTTTTTTTATTTTTATAAAATTTTATTGCATTTTATATAAAATAAGTGTACAATGTAATTAGTAAATATATATGTGAGGTGTTAAAATGAAAAATACAGATCTTAATAAAAAAGCTGGAGCTAGATTAAAAGAACTTAGGCTATTAAATAATATGACTCAAACAGAGCTCGCAGAAAAGTTAGGAGTCACTCACCCTACAATAGTCAGGTATGAAAAGGGTGATGTTGGTGCTATGAAAACTAGCGTAATAAGTAAATTGGCAAACATATTTGATGTAAGTCCAATCTATATACTTGGAATGGATTTACAGGATATAAATGCAGAGCCAATAATAAAAGTCAATAGATTGCCTATATTGGGCAATGTGTGCGCAGGAGATGGAATTTGGTGCGAACAAAACTTTGAAGGTTACTTCTATATGGATAAAAAAGTATCTAATGCAGACTTTGCTCTTATAGTTAATGGAGATAGTATGATAGGAGATAATATCTGCGATGGAGATAAAGCTTTTGTAAGAAAAACTAATTATGTTGAAAGTGGAAAAATTGCAGTAATTCTATTGAAGGAAAATAATGAAGTTATGATAAAAAGACTTTTCTTGAAAGATGATCATGCCGTATTGCAACCTTCTAATCCAAACTTTGAACCAATAGTTACAAGTGATTTCTTAATACTTGGTGAACTTGTTGGTGTATATCACGAAATATAAAGTTGGTGTATTATGAAAAAGATAAAAAAAATAATCAAAACACTTCTTTTTATAATATTGTATTTTTTATTCCTTTCATTTTTAGTTGCAGAGCTAAATATGACAGCTGATCAATTCTTACTTGTACTGTTTGTAACTCCTATTATTTATGTTGTTATTAGCAAAAAAAGAAGAACTAAGTTTGCTAAGTGGATAAAAAAGACTAACGAAAATGCAAAAATAAACCAAGAAAAGCTAAGAAAGATTAAGGAAGAGAAAGAGACTAATCATAGTGTTACAAAAGAAATAAAATCACCAAAGAAATCGAAGTCTAAGAAAAAGCCATATGAAAGGCGCGATACATCTGGACCATCTATACCACTACCAAGTAGTTACATCGTACTAGACACAGAAACAACAGGCTTTAGCCACTTGTATGATGACATAATACAAATAGGTGCAATAAAAGTTAGTAACGGAGAAGTAGTTGATACATTTAACACGTATTGTAAGCCATATATAAAGATTAACAATACAGAAATACACGGAATAACAAATGAAATGGTTAAAGATTATAAACACGCAAAAGAATACATGCAAAGTCTTTTAGCTTTCATGGAAGATTTGCCAGTATTTATATACAATGCGCCTTTTGATACAAGAATGATCAACGTGGAGCTTGAAAATAATATGCAAAATCAAGTTATTGATATTTTACAGTTAGCAAAGCAATATGACTACAGAGAAGATTATAAACTTGAACACATTAAACCAACACTTAATATAGAAATAAGCTCACATGATGCTTTAAACGACTGCATAACAACAGACGCATATTATAAATATTTAATAAAAGAATATGGCATAACAGACTTGCCAACTTATATATCATTAAACATTGATGATGTTAAGATTTCAAGAGAAAATCAATATGCTTATCAGATGTTAAAAACATACATTCCAGATAATTATATTGATAATGATAAATTAAATGGTAAAAACGTTTGTTTTACAGGAAACCTAGAAAGCATGTCTAGGTGTGAAGCAGGTAAAAAAGTTATTACAAATAAAGGCAACTATCAAGATAACGTTACCATGAAGACAAATATATTGGTAGTAGCAGACTTTGGATGTACTACAGGAAAATTAAAACAAGCCATTGATTATAACGAAGCAGGTAAAGCAGACATAAATATAATCAATGAGAAAGAGTTCTTAGAATTATTAAATGAATAAAAAAGACCGCGCATCCCACCACGAACGCCACGGTTTATATAAAACTTGACAAAGCTATTTAAAATCTGTTATTATTTACTTACGGATAGAGGCAGTGTTATTAGCCAACGAGAGGGAATGCTTTGTTAAGGAGCGTTCCCTCTCGTCCTTTTATAAGGCTATATTAAAAGTTGACATATAGTAAATAATAACATATAATAGAGCTGAAGGAAGCGAGGTTTTCGCTTACATTTAAGCTCTGACAAATATTGTTAGAGCTTTTTTGTTTAAATAAAAAACCCCTTAGTTTCGGTACATCTCGTATGGGGAGAGTCCTACACCTAAGGGATACAATATATACATTATACATTATTTTATAATAAAAGTCAAATAAAAAGACCGTGCATCCCACCACGAACGCCACGGTCTGAAATAGCACACACAAATAGGCTATTTTCATGCCTATTATACCATTTTTTCGATGATTTTGCAATATAGAAAGGAGAAAATAATGAGAAGAGCAAACGGATCAGGATCCATAATAAAGCTAAGCGGCACAAGAAGACGTCCATATCAAGCAAAAGCACCAGGCTCATATGATCCAGTTACAGGCATTTACAGCCAAAAAACCATAGGCACATACAAGACAAGACTAGAAGCAGAGGAAGCACTCATCGCCTACATCAAAAACCCTATATCCCTAGAGAGCATAACAATCAAGCAGCTCTACACACGCTGGAGCAGTTGGCACTTTGACAACATCGCAGAGAGATCAAAAAAGAGCTATAAAAATATGTTTACCTACCTTAAGCCAATTGAAAATGTAAAGCTTAAGAATTTAAACCTATTTATCTTGCAAGATTTGCTAAACAGCTACAAAGATAAATCTCAAAGCACAATCAAACGTATTAGAAGCATGATGAGTATGTTATGCAAAGAAGCACTTAGGCTAGAGTACATCCCAACAAACTACGCAGAACTACTTGTAACACCAAAAGGAACAGCGCCTAAAGAGAAAAAGATATTTACAGATATAGAAGTGCAAAAGATGTGGTCAAGCCTTGGCAAAGTTAAAAACATCGAGATCCCTATCATACTTATCTATACAGGAATGAGAATCGGCGAGCTTGCCACTTGTAAGATAGAGTACATTAACCTCGAAGAGCACTTTATAGTCCACGGTAGTAAGACAGAATCAGGCAAGAATCGTATCATACCAATACCCAATAGACTATTGCCATTAATAAAGCAATTATGTACAGAAAACCAAACATACTTGATAGAGAAAAGTCCAGGAGTCGCCTACCGAGATGTGTATCTAGGTCAAACAATATATTATAAAGCACTAGAACAAGCAGGAGTGAGTAAACTAACTTCCCACGCTTGCAGAAGAACATACGCAACCATGATCAATACAAGCGTTTTGAATAAGCAGTATATAACAAGAATACTTGGCCATACAGACTTCGATACAACCGACAAGTACTATATAATAAACAGAGCCAAAGACCTCGTAGACGCAGTAAGTAATTTATAA